TAATATCAGCGTAATTGGCTTGGTTTTTTAAATTTGCCCCTGTTTTTGCCACTCTTCGCAGCTCACCTCAACGGCGCAAGGCGCGTTCCAATAGTCTAGCACTTTGCTCTAGGCGCTCGAAATGCCGCCGTCGCCAGCGGTAAAAGCGTCCATTGAAAGGCCTCGCCTGCGCGTATGCTTCCTGACTAGTTTTAGGGTGCGAACCATCAGGGGGATTTTTTATGGCAACAACGCCAGGAAACGATTGGCTCACGCCTGTGGTTTCTTCGTCATTGACGTCGGCCGAATTAAAAGGGTCTCTGCTCATCGTGGACAACATCATCAAACCGCTCGATGTGGATACGCGCACAAAAGACCGTGCGCGTAGGTAGACGTGTCTACATAAGAGTTGAAGAATTTATGCAGGACTACAACGAATATTTCCGATACCTCTTTTCGTTTGCGGTGGGTGCCTTGGCTCAGTGTCTGATGTATTTGAACTCGGTGAACAAAGCCAAGCCTTTTCTTTGGCTGGAATTCTTTGGGGCAGTGGCCCTTTCGGGGTTCATTGGCTTTCTGATCTGTATGGCGGCGCACTCTTACGGCCTGCCTGATGAGGCCGCGGGAGCGCTGGCAGGCTTGGGCGGCATGATGGGAAAAGATGGTGTGAGTATCTTGAAAGGTTTTTTGGAGAGAGGTACCCGATGAAATACGGTTTCTTTGACGAAAAGGAGTTGCAGAGTCCAAAAGACCCGAACAAGTCTCCCTTCCCGCACGTTGTCACTGATGAATTGCTGAATTTACTCAATCGCATCCGCCGCGCGTGGGGCAAGCCGATCGTTGTTAATTCGGGCTATCGAAGCCCCGAATACAACGCGACGATCACCGGCGCTGTGGCAAACAGCTATCACACGAAGGGTATGGCGGCTGACATTCGTCCTGACGATCCGCGCCTGATCCCCGAGCTCCAGGACCTGTGTCTGGAACTCAATAAAGAAGGCGGCGTCGGACTGTACGATTCGTTCGTTCATGTAGACGTGCGTGGGCACCGCGCTCGTTGGGATTATCGACACAAATGAAAGACTACGCTTATTCGATAGCGGCTGGCCTGGCCTTCATCGCGGGGCTCTGGCTGGCCTCTGCGCACTACGACCGAAAAATTGCCCTCATGGAAGCGGCGCAGTCTGAAGCACTGCGGGCGGCGGAGAGAAAAAATGCTGAAGGACTTTCGAAAGCAACCAATACGATCAACTTGGCTCAGGCTGAGTACAACGATCTACGCGCTGAGCTTGATCGTGCTCGCGCCCGGATGCGCCACTCGGACGGTAACCGCGCCTCCTCCGGAGATTCCGCAGACGCTCTTAGAAAGCGAGTTGCCCGACTGGAAGGCTTGGTTCAAAGACTGGCTGACTCTGGTTCAGAGTGCGGCCGACTCTATCAGCGATGCGCCAAAAACCACGACGCGTTGACGGAAATTTTGAAATGACGAATCTTGTTTTAGCTTACGGATGCGGCGACAAAGCAACGCTCAATGCCGTCTTGTCCGATTTTCGTTCTCTAATAGGAGAGAAAAATGGAGGTAGCTGTAACTGTTAGATGCCCTTGCTGTGGGCGTCGTCTTTTCGACATTGCTTCGCCCCGCCCGGCTAGTGGGGTTTTGTGCATCAAGTGTCCGAAGTGCAAAGCGCTTGATGTCCTGGATCTTTCGTCCTACAATAGGGCCATCTCGCAGAGCCGTTCGGTCTCTGCCTCAAATAAGGCCAACGAGCCAACCTCTTAGCGCCGCTCGAGCGCACAACCCAGAGAACCTTGAGTTCCATAGCAAAAGGAGTTTGCTATGGCTGAATTTGCAACCAAAGGCCTCGCCAATGGCGTAGGCATCCCTGCCCTCGTACTGGGCTCTCTCGGTTTCCTCGGCTCCGCCAATAACGGCAACGGCGGCATTCTCGGCGGCATTCTTGGTGGCGGCAACTGCAACCAGGTTTCTGCGCTGATGGCTGAGAACGCCAACCTTCGCGCGGAAAAGTATTCCGACAACAAGGATTCCGAAGTCTACGTTGCTTCGCGCGCTGAAAATAAAGTGCTTCGCGACGAGCTGATGGGATTCATTCGCCCGCTATCCGCGGAGGCCGCGGCGAATCGTGAGCGCATCGCCGTGCTCGAAACCAGCGTAGCGAAGAACGCTGAGATTGCCGACCTGCGCGAGAAGCTCGTGCGCAGTGAACTGGGCGGTCGCATCGACTCCGTTGCGCAGGCCTGCAACTGCGGCATCAGTCAGAACTCTGCGGCCATTGCCGCGTTGCAGAACACGGTGAACGGCATCACTCAGACGATCGTCCCGCAGTCCGTCATCTGTCCGCCCGTCATGCCGCGGTACAACTCGTGGACGGCTCCGACGGCGACCGACACCGCACCGGCTACTCAGCCGATTAGCGGCACCGTCAAGGTTCAGCGGAGCTAGCCATGAAGATGCCGATCGGGAATCTGCCTGCGGTGATCGCGGAATTTGCGCAGCAAGTTCTCATCCCCGCCGCAGGAAAGCAAGGCGGCTCTCTGCCCTTCACCGTCGGCATCATCTCGGGGCTCGTCGCTCAGCGGGCCCCGGCGATGATCGAAGGCTATCTACCGCTTCTGAAGTCTTTGGGGGCGGTGGACGAGCAAAATCGAATCGACGTCGATCTGCTGTACGGCGAAGCCGCAAAAAACCTTGAGGCGCACCCGTTCTCCATCGGGCCGTATAAGCCTGACAAGGGAGACCTGGATGCGCTTCGGGAAATCATGAACCGACATGGAGAATGACCATGGAAATGAAGGAACTGATGAAAGCCCGCGCGGAACAGTCCATGCACTGTCTTCTCGAAAAGATCGACAAGTTGTGCGACGAAGCCCGCGATGGCGGCGGACTCAGTAGTGAGGACGTTCGCACGCTCGAAAAAGCGTGGTGCGCAGTAGCCACCATCAAGGCTGTGTGCAAGGAATAGACGGCCTTGCGAAAGCGAAAATGCCCCGCTTGCTGTTGAGGTAAGCGGGGCATTTTCTTGCGCCGGGCTTCAGGCGCCCTTTGTGTACTACCGCAAGCTCGGCGGCAGCTGAGAGCGCTCAACTTCGCTCTCGTAAGCCGCCTTGCAATGGCCGGATTGCCAGAAGAAAAGGTGGTCGATGATCCACATCGGCCACTTGCGGTCTTAAGTGGATTCGGGACGATCTGAAAAGACAGCCCCGAAGGTGGCGTGATAAAGTTACGCTTATCGTTTTTGCTCACGGGAAAATCAGCCGTGAGCCATTTTTCCATCCCCGTAAAAATGTTTCAAGATGTTCCCCCCCCCCAACCAGATTCTCCGCTTGGTAATTAACCTCGACCGCTCGAAAGAGCGTCTTGAGTCGGTTTCAAAACAACTTTCAGCGCAAGGCCTCTCCTTCCAACGCATACCCGCTGTAGACGGGCGCAAACTGAGCCCCGAGCAACTCTCCCGACTCGAGGCTCCCTACGATGCCCCGGAGAAGTTTGTCTTCACAAAGGCATTGTGGCCAAATGAGATTGGGTGCTTTTTGTCGCACGTAGCCTGTTGGGAGAAGCTCGTCAAAAGCAATTGCGAATGGGGATTGATCATGGAGGACGACATTGTCCTGTCGCCTCGCTTCAAGCTGTTCTCTACCTCTTCAGACTGGATTCCTCAAGGCGTCCGCATCATCCAGCTCCACGGCTCACGCCAAACGTTCATGGTCGGAGAAAGCTATCAGGTTCACGACACGGAGTTGCTTCGGATCATCAGACCCACCCCCCTTTGTAGTCTTGCCTATCTGATCCATCGGGAGGCGGCTGCTTACGCACTCGCTACCTATATGCCAATACCAGCGCCCGTTGATGACTGGCTGTTTCGCCCGTATGGCGACTTCGCGAGTCGTTTCCCGCCGCACAGGCTGTTTACGTCTTGCGTTGCAACGCTTGACGTTCCGTCGGACATCGGTGACAGGCACACCCGCAGGAAGTTGCCGGAGAGCATCAAAGTGCATTTGCTTCGCGCGTTCAAGTCTGGTGGCTATCGCCTTTCGACGATGATCCGCAAGAAAAGAACCTTGACGCTTACGCACGATTGATGCCCTTGGAGAGGCTACCTAGATAACCCTTCTTTCGAGGGGCTTTGTGTTGACTAATCACGCTTGAGTGTAGAAACTCTTATTAAAGAATTGGAAATTGAGCAGGCTCAATTCTTCACTATTTAAGCATTCGTCTATTCGACTTCGGAATCCCCACTTTTGAGTGTATAGGTATTGAGCGTTTTCGATGATTTCCCGTTGCATGACCTCAAGATCGGCTCGCGTGATTTCGTGCGGCTGATTCGAGTAATCCATAAAGACTACTGTTTTATCTTCAGCCGTTGTAACGAGCAAACCAGTCACGTCGCGATTGGCACGGTCATTTGCATCGATTTCAAAGCCGAGGGAACTCAAAACGTGCGCTTGTTTTTCGGTGGCTTCGTGGATCGCATTCAGTTCGATCTTGCGTTGTTCTTTGTACGCTTCAAGTTCGGGCAGAGGCGGATTTTTCGGGGCATACCCCGCTTCATACCAGTTACCATTATATGCTTGTTCCAACTCACCATAAAGCGTATAACCCATAGAACGGAACCACTCTACATCGTCCCCGAACGCAACTAAAACTTCATGGGTTTCGGAATCAACAACTTTATACCAATAAAATTCAGACATAATTACCCCCTTAACCTATGGAAATATACGTCACCTGAATTAGTAACAGTATAAGTTTCACCTGATTTTACGGGGCACATTAAAACCGCTGTGCCAGGGTATCTGTTTTGATAAAACTTAATAACTGTGATGCCACTCCTTTTGTGTACAACCTCGCCGCCCGAATAATCACCGTTACTCATGTTAGTTAGTCGTAGCCAGCCGTTTACAGACGGAGTGTAGTCCCCTTTAGAAATTTGAATACTAGAACTGTAATTGGGCATCCAATAATCTTTTGCAGGAATCGCGGGCTTGTTCAACAAATCGTTGTAGCTGCCAGAGGTTGCGACCGCATGCAGTCCGAGAGGAATGTCCCCACTTTCGTCCGGCCCCGCGCCGTTCACGGTCTTCACCGGCGCGAACTTGTCAATCGCCTGCTTCGTCAGCGCAGGCGTCATGATCTTCGTCGCATCGGTACCAGCAGTGGCCTCTGCGCTTGAAGCAATCCGAGCCGCGCCAACAGCGGTCGTGGATGCCGCAGGCAGGATCGAAGTGTTGAGCTTGTCGCCCGCCCCGCCATTTTGGAAAAGTTTCTGTAAGAGAATCGGTAAAGCCATAGTTACCCCTCAACAACGACGACGATCTGCGTCGTCTGTGGAATTGCGGATAGGAATCGGATGCTCGTTGCGCCCGCATCTTCGAAGTTCACGCCCTCTAGGGCGGCCAAGCCGTCGAGGAAGACCGACAGGTGGCGGCCGCCGAATGTGTGCGTCGGTACGGCGTACGTGGCCCCAGCGGTGATAGCGCTCGAACGCGACTCATCAACCTGCACGGCCCGCGCCGCACCCGTGCCGCCTTCGGTCACGACGGCCACGATCTGAGTGTCCGCATCGATGACGCTGGTAAACGCCACGGTCGTGGCTGACGCCTCGGTGTACTCGCGGCCTTTCACACAGAGAAGGCCGTCAAGGAAAACCTGCAACGAGTTCGAGCCGACGGTGTAGGTCGGCACGCCAAAGGCCGTGCCCGCCGCCAAATCAGCGTCGCGCAACGCGCTTGAAAAGACCTTGCGGCTCACACCTGCGCCGCCCCCGGACGAACCGAGGTCAAGGCGTTCGAGCCCTGAGCTGGTCTTCACATAGAGCGAGTCCATAGCGTCAACTCTTGAGAATCACCAAGCCGCCGTTGCGCAGGTTCGCGGGCACGTTGTCGAGAGACGTGACAACGCACGAATCGACATACGTCTCTTTGATCGTTACCTTCTTGCCCGACGCCGTAATGGTCACGCCTTCACCCGCTTCGATCTCAAGCGTGTCCTGCTTTGCGGACGCGGTAAGAGTCGTCGTGCCGACCTTCACTTTGGCAAAGGCGTTCTGATTGACCTCGGCACCAGCGGCGATGCCGCTCAGCTTCGTGCGCTCCGCCGTGGTCATGACGACTTTCTTCGTGCCGTCGGCAATGTCGTCTGCGGTGTTCGAGGCCGTCATGAACGCGCCTGCGGCCTTCACGTTGTCCGCGTCCGTCTTGTCGGCACCTTCTTCGATGCCTACCAGCTTCTTATGAAGCGCCGCAGTCAGCAAACCATCGGCGGAATCAGTGGCGGCGTTGTACGTCGTGTCGGTGAACTTCGCATTCGCAGGCACACTTGCGGCAATCGTGAAGCCCGAATCCTTAATCCGCTTGCCCGACGTACCGTCAAACACCACGACATGAGCCGCAACGCTCGAGGCGGGACCGGTCACAGCGCCGTCCAAGTTCGCCTGGAGCACCGCCCAGTCGGAGTTTGCGGCGCTTCCCGAGGCATAGTCTTTGATGCAGATGATGAGGTCTCCGACCTCGCAGACATTGCCCGCGTAGGTGCCCGCTTCCTGTACGGAGTAAAGCCAGCCCGCCTTGTAGTTAACCGTCGGCAGGCCGCTCGTGGAGTTGACCACGCCACGGAAATGCTGACCCTTGCCGACGACGGCCTCAACCGCCTGTCGGAGCGCGACGATTTCAGCTTCGACCGTGGACGCACCGCCGTTAACGTCGTTCATCGCCACCGCGTCGGCCAGCGTTTTGGGCGCAAGCGGCGTATTGGCGTTGCCTTCGTGTGAGTAGAGTTGAGTCTTTACGAGACTTTCAGCCATTTCTTAAACCTCTTCCTTGTAAACAACCTTGCGAGAAAGCTCGGCCACAGCCGCCGACGCTTCGCCCGCCAAGGCCAGTGCCTCAGCCACATCGCCCTTGCCCAGGGCTCCAATCCAAACGTCAATCTCGTCGCCTGCCTTGGCGTCAAACGTCAGGCGGAACGCGGAGGAGAACGTGTCCTGCGCCCCGACTTCCGTGAAGTTCTGCCCGATTGCAAGGACAAGGCCGTTCCACGCGACGCGAAGGTGGTGACGATTCACCAAGTATTTGATGCCCGAAGGGATGGTGATGTCGGTGCCCGCGGGCGTATCCGCTGAGAGCGTCCAAAACCTTTCGGCGCACCCCATGCCGTTGGCGATCAGCGTATTGTCGGTTTCCGCTTTGATGCGTCCGATCTGCGTGTCGCCTTCGGTGACGAGCCGCTGATTTTGCTTGTCGCCTTCGGCGGTCACGGCGTCGACGATCCCCTGCTTGTGGTCGAGGATGTCGTCTCGGCTTTGCTTGGCGTCTGCCGCGCTCGCCGCCGCCGCTTCTGCGTAGCCTTTTGCGACGATGGTAGCGGTGTTTGCGGCGTCGAGCAGATTGTTCATCACCTGCGCGGGCGTCTTGTTCTGAGTCACAGGCACGATGAGCGCACGGTCCAAAGTTTCCTTGAGCTGTTGGGAAAGGATGACGCTTCTGTCGTTGGCTTCGTTTAATAGGGCAGGATAGAAGCCACCATTGTTTGTGATCACAATGGGCTGCTCGTACGCCACTTGACTCACGACCACAAGCACCGTGCCCGATGCGGGAGCCGTGTTGACCGTGACCGTTCCGCCGGGACTGTTGTCCTGATCGGCGTTTAGGCTGACTGTGTACTGATCCGTCGTCAGCGACGATTCGGTCTCGCCGTCGAGCGCTACCGTGACGCCCACTTCGGTGGCGTCGAAGACTTTAAAAGCAAAGGGGAAAGCGGTCTGCGTACCGTCGCATGCGTACCGATCTGAGCGGCGGGTCTCGGTCGAAATAGCCATGGGCAACTCCAATACTGTGCCTCGATTTTCGACCGATCCCCCGCATCTCTATGGACACTACTCGGACTTGACCTCTTTGCCCGCAATCGCCCCGCGCACGGCGTTGGCAGCCGAGTCGGGTTCGATCTGCCCTGCGGCAACGCCGGCGGCATAGCTGAGGGGACGCTTGGCTGCGGCAAAAGGAATGCCTGTCACAAGGGTCAGCGCGTCGAGCGTGTTTCTCATCGTGCTGCGAGCATTAACCTCTTCGCCAGTGGCGGCCTTCGACAGTTGCCCCACGGCCTTGAGAGAGTTCTGAATCAGCGACTCGGCTGGGATGCTCACAAGGCGGCTATTGTAGGAGTTCGGCGCGAAGACGACTTGGAACAAGTTTTCCTTGTCGCCCATGGCCTTGGAGAGTTCCGTAGCGGCCGCGTTGACGATTTGGCCGGCAAAAGGCACGAGCGCCACCACGTTTTTGACCACCGGACTGATGAGCAGGCGGGCTGCGTCGTACGCGTCCCAGTCATCGTCGTCGCCAGTGTCAAAGCCCATGAAGGACTCGATCAGCACTTGCGAGAGGATCGACGGGATAGCCAGGATAAGCGCGAAATCGATCATGAACTTGCCGTAGTGGCCGGCCTCGCGGTTCAGGGCCCACGACGTCCCGAGCAAGTTGGCCTGCATGTTGAAGTAGTTATAGAAGACCAAGAGAGTGCGAGCCAGGGGCGAGCCCGTCTCGACGCGCGCCAACGATTCGGCCTCAAAGGCCGATTGCGTTCTGCGCACAACTGCATCGGCTTCCTGTACTGCTTCGGCGTCGGTCTTGCCAGCGGCCAGAGCTTTTTCATAGCCGGCCATCCACGTGGGCGTATCCACCACCATCTGGATCCACATCTGAAGGAAGTAAGCGTGCCGCATCGTCCAGCCGCGCATTGCTTCGAGCGTCGTGGGCTTTTCGACCTGGGCGATCTTTTGGATGCGCTCCTGGAACTCAAACTCAAAGTTCTCAAGGCGCGCCTTCATGTAAGGCGACATGGCCTTGACGGTGGAAATGTAGCCCTTGGGGTGCGCCGTGTAAGCGGCAAGCGCCCTAACCATGGGCTTGGCGCCCACTTGACTGATTGCCACAGACAAGCCCGTAAACTGCTGTAGCGCATTGATGATGTTGCCGGACATAATAGCCATGCCCGCCAAGCCGCGCAGCGCATCGAGCTTTTTGTCAAACCAGTTCGCGGGGGTGCTCACAGACTGCGTGGCAGAACGCCGCAGCCACGGCTCGAGCATTTCGCCGAGCAGCTGCGGGTCGATCTCGTTGAGCCTGTTCTTGAGCTCATTCGTGTGCAGGATGCGCTGCACCTGCTTGATGGTCGGTGCCATCATCGCGAACTTTGTGGCCTTCTGCACGTGTGAAGACAAGAAGCTCAGGTCAAGCGACAGGGGTCTGTGCACTTTGGTGCGGGACTGCGTAAAGCCGGGGCGCGTGACCGGCATCTGGTCGAGAAATTCGCTCGAGTTGTCAAAGAGGTCCTGCTCGGCTTGCTTATCGCTTTGCGCCACACGATCGATGTCAGCCGCCGCAGGCACGTAGCCGCCGCGGTACTGCCCCCAGGGAGTCATCACGGGTGAGGCGGGGATCTCTTCGAAGTAAAAGCCGTAGTACTCGCGGAAGGCCCTCTGCGAGTCGGGCTTGATCTGCTCGAGCAAGTCCCAGATCGCCTGCACAGCGTCCATGTCTTCCTTGGTGATGATTCCCTCGTCAAAGCACCGCGCCATGAACGTGTCCCAACGGGACGTGTCCATGCGCTGCTCGCCGTCGGGCAATTCGATCATGTCGGCCCACGGGGCGTCGGGTCCACGCCCGCCAAGCAGGAGCTTCTCCTTATTGGAGGCATTGCCCGTGTGCAGAATGGCTGCGATGAGTTCCTGCTTGCGCGAGAACGTGTAGCCGATCTCGGGGGCCTCAATGTCGGTGAGGTTGTCCCATGCCCGGCGGCGGAGCTCAAGAATATCCACGAGGCGCTTTTGAATCTCAACGTTACGGTTGCGATAGCGGGTCGCGGCATTTACAACGGGACGGAAAATGTATCGGGTAAAGGGACCGGCCTCGCCGCCGTCCATCGTCCGGCACCAATCCTCCACGCGGCGCAGGTATGCCTTGGCCGTGAGCCAGCGCTTGACGCGCTTTTCCTTCTTGGTGACAGCGTGCCCTGTCGAGGGCTTGTATTCCTTGCCCCATGCCTTCGCGACAAGAGCCGAGACGGCGTCATCGATGTCCATCGTCTTGCCGTCAAGCTCAACCGTGCGCCGATCGCGGGCAAGCTTCACCAGAGCCTGCAAGTCTTCGAGCATGGAGAGCATCTGTCCTGCGGTCTCGCTACCTGCCTGCACGTCGGCTCCCGTGTAGGGGTGGCGGGCAAGGTAAGCCTGAAGGCCCACAAGAAGATCGGGGTCGTACTTCTTGACCTTATCCAGGTACGTTTCCGCGGGCACCATCTCGCCGGCACGCACCTTGCCGTATCCGCGGTTTGTAAGAATCGCACGGGCAACGGCGATCACATTGACGTCGTAGGTCTTAGAAAGAGCCTTGTCGCTCTTAAAGACCGAGGCCTTGAGTTCCTTGAATTTCTTGGCGCTCTTCTCGGTCTCGACGGCCAGGCGGGCAGCCTCGTGGTAGACCAACTGCTGGCGCTTGTATGCGCCGGCGGCGGCCTTGTCGCCGTTTCGGATGGCCTGGTAAGCCTTTCGGGAAGCACGCGACTCGAGCGCCATCATCGCGCGGGGCGTAAAACCCTTGGCGGGCGTGCGGTCCAGGATGTCGCGGGCGGCACGGCGTGCGGCCTCGGCCAAGACTCTGGAGTTGCTGGTCAAGTCTTTGGTCAGGTACTTGAGCTCAGCGGCCACCATGCGGGCCCGAGCCTCGTTGTGCAGGGCGGACGTGATCGTGCGGTCGATCTCACGCGGGTCGAACAGGTCCGAGCGCCGCGCCAGGCACAGTCGCGTCGTTTCCTCTTCAATCCTCTGTTCCCGATTTTCGGTCGACAAAAGGCCCCTGATCAGCCCCTTCGCACTGGAAAACCGCGCCATGGGCTCAAGGGCTGCGCGGGCCTGCTCAACAGTCATTCCACTGTCTTCAATCACACCCATTGTGCGTAGCTTGGCCACGGTCTGCTCCGTAAAGCCAAGCTCACGCACGCTCTGGACCGAGAACTTGAAGTTGTCCAAAGCAAAGTCTTTGCCGCGACTTGCCAGAATATCGAGCGCGATGAACTCTTTGCGCCCGTTGAGACTGCGCTCTACACCCTCTCGCACCTTGGCGCGGTACTCCTTGGCTTCCTTGTTCTTCTCGCGAAGGAGCTTGCCTCGCTGAGTGTCGTACCACTTGTCGTCTTTGGCACGCCTCTGGACGATCTCTGCCATGCCCTCTTCGTCGGCCTCTTCGCGGGCGCGTTGCATCTCGAGCCAGTCGGCCTCGGACATGTCCGCGGGCTTGGTGTCAAAGAGAGGATGCAAAGACTCGGCGGCCTGGTACTCGTTGACGGCCTTTTCACTCATAACCATCCGGTCGAGCACCTGACGCACTTCGGCCGAGAGCGCCGGCAGTTCTTCGCCGACCTCGGCGCGGTAGCGCTCCTGCGTAGCCTCGACGACGCCGCCCGTGAAATTGCGGTAGACGTCGCGGATGAACTTGCCCAGGTTGATAAAGAAGCGCTTCAAGCCATTGGGTGCTTTCGCTTCGGCCAAGTACTGCTCAACCCACGAGGCAAACTGCTCGTGATACTTGCGCTGACCTTCGAACCCAAGGGCGTCCCAAGATGCGACGTCGGCGACGCCGAACTGCTTGAAGAGCGCCGCCACGTCCTCGCGGATCGAATCGTTGGCCTGTCCGGTACGCACCAGATCGATGAGCGTGGCCATATACCAGTGCCCCATCTCGTGCGAGAAGGTTGAGAGGTCTGCATCGGAGGTCAGGACGATCCTATTGTCGGCGGGCGAAAACAATCCTCTGACCGTCTGAGTGGAAGCATCTCGCCCCGCAGGCTGTTGCGGTTTGCCATCAGACCTTTGATATAGATCAGGATTTTTTGCCTTCAGATTGACTAGATCTGCTTCCGTCAGTACAGTTGTGCCATCGGCATTGGAGAACTTCTCCACTGTCGAAAATGAAGCGTTGGAGGCGAAAACGGGATTGTTCCGGGATGTCGGTCTCCAACGCTTTATTTTTTCTGTGTTTAGGTAGCGCACCGCGTTGTTGCGCCCCTGAAGAGTAAACCACACGTCTTTTGCTCGGCCAAACGCCGTCTTGACCAAGTTAATGGTTCCCTTCGGCCCGTTGACATTAATCGCCACCGGAGCCACAACAGTCTTCCCTTCCTTATCCTTAAGATCCAACATGAAAACAAGCGTGTTGGATCCTCTATCCCCTTCAAAAATGGCAATGGGATTCGCCAACGCCTCCGGCAATTGTCTCAGAACATCCCTCGTCATCTCGACATGAACGTGATGCTTTTTGTTGGCACGGGTATCCCCAGGGAAAAGACCGTCAAAAACATGCGGAGCTACACGCAACTCTCTGATGGGCGCCCCCACTAAGTGCATGACTAAGGGCGTTTGTTTAAGCATAAGAACGGGCTGGCTCGGCTTGACCTTCATCTTGTCAAGAGTTTTGCCCCATTCCCTACTCTCTCTAGCAAGCTGCGCATAAGGGGTGGTCCCTCCGGCCTCGCGCAAATTTTCTGCCCCCTTCTGGCCGATGATTTGGTTCAGGGTTGACGGATCGTAATAAGCTCCGCCATCACTTGACTTGATGGCGATACTCGGCGCGTACGATTCGATAAAGCGTGCGGCTGGAATGCCCGTGTCGTTCACGAGCTTGGCCACCATGTTGGCGGCAAGGGACGCCTGCGTGCGCGCCTCGTTGTGCCGCATGCCGGCGACCAGAAGGCCGTTGCTCATCTGTGCCTTAAAGGAATTGATGGCGTCGCGGTCCGCCTTGCGGCGTGCCTGCTGTTCTGTCGGCAACGCCGCCTCTTGGGCGTTCGGGTCAAGCGCAGCCTTGATGGCGTCGGCTCTCAGTTGCTTGTATGCCGTTTCAACCTGCGCGGCCTCGTACTCTGAGAGCCCGTCCTGATTGAATCGCACGTGCTGTCGCAGGGCCAGGCCGAGGTTCGTGCTCCCGAGCTTGGAGGCGAACTTGGCCAGAGGCACGCTCACGTCACCGCCCACGGCGGCCTGCTCGTTGACCTGGCGGGCCATCTCGGGGAACGCGGTCTGCAGCTCTTCAACCGAGACACTCTGCTCGATCATCGTCTGGCGCAGGCTCTGCGCGTCGATCCACACCGTGTCTGCGCCTGCTTCCTTGGCCTGCGAGTCGAGCACTTCCTCGGCCACCTCGGGCGAGGTCTTGGCCGCCTGGGAGGAGCTGTAGTTGTCAAGGATGCGTCCCAACGCTTCGGCGTTTTGCTTGGCCACACGGACGCGGTTCATGTTTGCCACGATTGCCGGGCCCGCCGAGATGCCGCCGAGTACCACCATGGCCTTGGCCGTCTGCACGGCCACATCGCGCAATCGGTCGACGAAAGCCTCCGCCGTCAGGTCGCTGTCGATTCCGGACCACGCTTTGCCAAGCTCTTCACCTGCAATCGCGTTAACTTCCTGAATGACTTCCGTCACCACTTCCTGCCCGGTGCCGACGGCAAGCATCTTGGCCGCGTCGCGCAGAGCGCCGAGGGTAGTGATGTTCTCGAGGGACGCGACAGTCTTGGGAGAAAATCGTTTGACCAAATGCCGCAGGGCTGGTGCCGCCGCCTTGCCAAGCAGGTGAAGGCCAACCATTTCCGTCAGGGCGTTGGCAAAGCCAACGCCCGTGGCGATGGTGCGTGCCTTGTCGTAGCAAACCCCCTCGTCGTACTGCTCCTTCAGGCTGAGCCCGCCCTCGATCAGATACGTGCCGTAAGCGGCAGACCCGATGGCGGTTGCGCCAAGAAGCGCCTGCCCCGCCACGGGGATGGCGCCCGCAGCCATTGCCGCGCCGCCCAAGGCCGCCGTTGCCGCGCCGCCCTCAAGGCCTTCAATCATCCCTCGGTACATCGTGCCGACGACCTGCGAGGCCGAAAAGAAAAAGCCGTCATCGCCGGCCGTCAGATCCTGCATGCGCTGATCGCGCGCTTTGTCGGACTTGAGAAAATCTTCACTCGGCTTTGCGTTGCCAAGACGCGCCCAATCCGCGCCCTGCTCGGCCACCATATCGCCAACCTGAAAGCCGCGGGAGATCGACGAGCCGATCTGGCCGATCTCGTTTTCAATGCCCTCAAAGAAACCGATGTCGGTTTTTAGAACGGCGGCGTCGTACGGGTTTTTGACCGCCCACCGAGCCACGGACGGCGCACGCGACAGAGCACGCTGTCGGTCGGCCTTCTCGGCCAAGGTCTGCATGTTGTCGTAGTCAAGGTCTACGGCCGTGCGGGACACGCCAAGATCCTTGGCGATCTGTCGGGAGCGTACGGCCTTGGCTTCGTCTCCGCCCATGGCGTCTGCCGCAGGGCTGATCAGCTTTTGCTCCTGATACTTGAACGGGTCAAACTCGCGCTCAGGGGCTTTTTGTTCGGGGACCAGCATCTGATCGACGCCGTCTGTCGCCACAGCTTCATTCGTCTCTTGCATCACTTAGTCCTGTTCGGTGCTCTGTTTTCCTTTGACCACGGCCGAGGGCGGGGCCTTCTTGGATTTGAAGAGGCTGTAGACAAGCATGGCCTCAACGGTCTGGTTGTCGACCTTGTGGTAGATGCCCTTGCGGGCGTCCTCTTGCATGTAGTCGGACACCTTCTTGCGTGCCTCTTCGAAAAGATCAGACGGCCAGCCAAAGCCTGTGGCTAGGGAGATGAAGGCCCGCTTTTGCGTGTCGTTGAGGTTCTCCCACGTCGGCATGCTGTCCAGGCCCGTAATGTCCTTGAAGCCTTCGACGCGCTTGGCGTAGTAGTCCTTTGCGCCCTGCTCGTTGACGGCCCTGTATTCCATGAGCGTCTGCGAGACACTCTGATCGGGCTTTTCAAGGATGCGCGAGTACATGGGCGTGTCGCTGAAGAACCCGGGCGTCTCGGTAAAGATCGTGGCGACAATGTCCTGTCGCTGTTCCTTGGGGATACCGCCCTTGTAGTTGACGGCCGCCTGATCGTAGGCGATCTCGCCGGCCTTGAGGATTTTCTTGCCCTTGGGCGTCGACGGGTCGATGTTGGCCATCTGCATGCGCAGCTTGAGCTCCTTTTGGAACTGCTTGTAGTTGCTGTTGCCGTACTTTTCCTGCACGGTCTGCAAGCGCGTGTAGTCGGCCTTGCTCAGTTTGTGCGCGTACTGCTCGAGCGAGGTCAGGGAGAATTCGTCGGGGTCGACCCACTCCAGCCCCTCGAGGTAAGCAAGAGTCTGCGAATCCGAGTTCGCCGGCGCTTTGCCGTACTCCAAAAAGACGCCGTCACCGTCGAAGAGCGAGGTGTACTTTTTCGGGTCGAGCTCCTTGAGCTCTTGCTTGACGAGGGTTGGAATTGCCTGGCGGTTGGCGTAGGCCTTGTAGATTTCGTTCGTCAGCTCGTCGACGCGCTCTTTGCGGGCAACCTCGACCGTATCGTAGGCATCCTCGACAAGCTTGCGCACCTTGCTGCGAATCTCGGGAGCGGCACGCGAGTCAACCTGCGCCAGAGCGTCTTGCTTGCTGTAGCCCTTGGAGAGGATGTTTCCCGTCAGGTTCGTGATCGTTTCGGCCTCACGGCGGCTGTCGATGATGTCGTTAAGCTTGCTGATCTGCGCCGGCGTCATCTCCTGACGGTAGCGCTTGAGGTAGGACTTGCCCGCGTCCGATCCCTGAGCGTCGACGATGTCGGCGGCACGCTCGAGGTGCAGAGGACCGAGTACGCTCGCATAGTCCGCGGGCCCCCCTTGCGTTTGGCCTGTTGGCTGACGGTTTCGCGCAGAAGATAAAAGCCCGATTCGGACTCGGCGGGGTCTGTCGAGAGAGCCTTGCGCCCCGCACGCTCGAGCTTGTCTGCCTCAACTGCGGCCGTGTAGGCCTGCTGTTGGCGGACCATCCATCCGTCAACGTTGCCGCGAAGACCCTGGCGCATGCGGGATGAAATCTCAGTGATCATCATGCGCTGTTTCTGATTACCGGCCTTGGCGATGATGGCGGCGGCGCGGGTCTGATAGCCATCGTCCATTTCCTCGGCAAGACTCTTGCCGTCGGGGCGCTCAAGCGCATTGACGCCTTCGAGCTTTTGGTAGCCCTTCTCGCCATAGGTAAGATCCTGCACCACGTCGTCGAGTTGGTTCGTGAGGTCCATCACGCGCGTACGATCGACCTCGTCCTGGTACTTTTGCATGGCCTGCGCGAACTCTTTCTGATGCGCGGCATAGTCGGCCGCACGCTCATTCGCGGGGTTGTTCTGTAGGGGCGCGGAGACAAGGCCCATCTCCGTCGGACGGGTTACCTGCACTCCCTGGGAGTAAGGATTAGGTACCTGCATGTTTGCCATTTACGTCACCACGAGAAGTTTCCGGCAATGCTGAACGCCTGCCCGTTGTCGCTTGCCGCAGAGCTCAGATTGCTCAAGTCGATACTGCCGCCCATCGAAGAGCCTGCGCTCGAGCCGCCACCAAAGCCGCTCATGCTCATCGCATTCATCGATGCGCTCACCAGTTGCGAGAGGGCCGCGGCCCACGGCTTGATGTTGGAGGCCGTCTGACGGATTGCCATGGCTTCGGCACGCGAATTCGTTGCCGCCCGGCGGTAACCAAAAGAGGCCGTGACGGCGTTGGCCAAGGCCTGGTTCACATTCATCTCTTTGGCGATATCGATGCTCGTCAGAACTCGGGCGCTCGAGCCCACGCCTACCTGAAGACCCGAGCCGCCCATGCTGGCGCGTTGGGAGCCCTTGGCCTGGCCGGCCTGGAAAGAGATTGAAGCGGCCTGCTGGTAGCCCGCACGCATCGCATCATCGGCGGCGGTGTCGAGCTGCTTGGTCTGCATGTCCTGAAGCTGGGCCTGCATGTATAGGATGCTTCTTTGATAGCGGGCCTCGTGCCAGGCCGTGAAGACGCCGACGGAGGCTTGCGAGCCCGCATAGCCCCACTTCATGCCCTGCACGAAATCGGAGCCGCCCGTTGGCATCTTCTCAATGCTATCGCCGACGTTTTGGAAAGCCCCGTAGGGCGTCATTTGAGAGTAGCCCGATTGCGTCAGGCCTGTGAAATTGGAAGGCATAGGGGTACCTCTTGAGTTTGCCAAGAAGGTACCCCTTCTGATCGCTCTTCTATGGACGGTTAGTAGTCGACCTTTAACGTCACACTCAACACCTCGAGCGGCAAGGGGTTGCTCTGTCGCAGGCAGATCGCGCCCGAGTCCGTCCACTTACCATAGAGCTGTAGGTCGATGACACCGCTTACAAGACTCGGAGGCGTGCCCGGCTGTTCCGTGGTGCGTTGCTTGTGCTCGGTCATGTCGGCTTCGTCGAACGACGGACCGGCAAAGATACCGCTTGACTGCCGCACGCGGATGAACGCTCGGCTCACGTTCTTCGTGTTGCCCGTCCCGTACCCGGGGATGGAGAGCGTCACGGGCAGGGTCTGAAGGTCCGACGTGTACGGCAGACCTACCTGCACCACGCTTGCCGGCGCGTCCAGGGTGATCTTGCCGTCGACCACCGTCTGCTGCGGGCGCACCGCGCCGTCGGCAAGGATCGAAACGGTCTTGCCCTCGAGCCACGTCAGGCCGCTGATCTCGGTTGTGGCGGGCCCCTTGTACTGCCCCGCGCAATCGACGAAGACCGCATCCTCGAGCTTGACGATCTGCCGCGAGTTCATGCGTTCGATATAGCGCACGATCTGCCCTTGAATCTCACGGCGCACCACACAGTAGAGGCGGTCCTCGCCGTCTTCGATCACCGAGGTGCAGGACTCGAAAGACCCGTCCGTCGCGTGCTGATGCCACGCGCCGATGGCCTGCTCGGGAATGTACGTCATGCCCAGCAGTTTGCCGTCGGAGGAGACAAACCACATGATGGGCGTGGGGCTTCGCGACTGCGCCGAGTCGACGATCGTCTTGAAGTCAAAAAGATGCGCCGCTCTCAGGGACATGTCGCCTGGCACGTATCCGCCCTTTTCGTACTGATACCCGAGCTCCCACACGTGAGCGCCCGCCGCACCGACATACAAGACCACGTTGTTGACCACCAGGGGCCGCACCGTCGTGGCTCCTACGGAAGACTGCACCACGGCGTTCACGGAATCGGGCGTGATGGCGTCCGAGTTCTTCGTGCTGATCACGGCCACCGAGCCAGAGGTCAGCAGGATCATCTGCCCGAGGCTGACGATGTGCTCGATGGAGTCGAACTCATTGGAAGCCAAACGCGCGTAAACCTGATCATCGTCTTTGTAAGGCAGGCAGTAGGACATGTCGGTCTCGGTCCCCGTGCGTGTCATCACAAAAGCCTGCGGGTCCATGGCCATGCCCGCGAAACATTTGCGCTGTTCGAAGTAACCCACGGCGGCGGGGTAGCTGCCACCCTCCGACACAACGGGATCGAGGACTGCGCCCGTACCGGTTGTGGAAATCACCCGAATCTGAGGATCGGTGTAGCCTTCGCCGCCTTTGAGAACCTTGACGCTCGCGATGGCCCCGTCTACAACCTGCGCCTCAAGCTCTGCGCCACGCCCCGTGCTGTCGATGACGTTCAGGGTGATGCCCGTGTCCAGGCGCTCGAGCTCCCACGTGTAGCGGTAGGTCATGTAGTTCTTATAGCCCAGAGCGCCATATCTGAAGTACTCCGTGTAGATGCGCAGAGCGGGTTTCTTGTAGCTGTTGCCGGCCTCGGTGATCGTCACGGACGTAACGGTGGCATAGGTGTACGTGAACGTGTCGTAGCCTTCCACTGAGTCCGTCACTTCGTAGGTTCCCGTCCCCGTCACGAAGGTTGCCGACACCTGAGCGCCCGAACCCGTGCCGGCAAGGTCGACGATCTCAATCAGAGTCTTGTCGATCATTGCCTGCCCCGAGGAGCCTCCGCTGTATGAGGTTTGCGGCCTGCCGGGGTTGGAGATGTTCCCGCTGAAGGGGAGCGTGCGCGGGTTGCCGCTCGTGTCGTAGTAGCTCGAGCATTCGTCGGGCTTGTCCAAGGCAAAGCCCTCGGGCAGCTTTGCGCCGTGCAGATTCTGATTGTAGCCAGATCCGCCGTTGGTGACGGTCACAGAAGTGATGGCGTTTGCGGCTTTGAAGACTTCGTCAAGCCGTCTGGGCGTGACGTCCGTCTCGGGCGCGATGCCGTCGTCGATGATGGACAGGTCCTCGGTGTCGCCGATGTAGCCATACAACCCGCCCTTATTTTTGTACACGCGGTAGAACGACGCGCCCGCGACGGCCTCCCAACTGATCTCAACCGTGGTGCCCGTGGCGTAGAGGTTCGCGGTCACCGTGACCTTTTCGGAGGCAGGGCCCTCCTGCGTCTTGTCGGAATTCAGAGCGCTGACCTTGTAGTCGAACGCGTACTTTTCCGCGTTGCTATCGTTGTCGGCGCTCGTCTTGCGCCTGGCGCTCACCCCCTTGGGCGCGTCAAGCTTCAAGCCAAAATCGGGAGCCTCAACGCGCCAGTCCGTCAAAGAATAACGGCGCATCTCTTGGGGCGGGTAGTGCGGATGCACAAACGTGAGCACGTCGTTGCTTTGCACATAGTGCAGATCAAATACGTCTTTGGCGTCCCAGGGCGTGGCAATCTCATAAGGCTCCCCGCCCTCTGCTAAGAGCGTCGCGCCCATTGTGTGAAAGCGGGCGTACTTGTCGCCGAGCTCAATCACACAGGTCTGCTCCGAGTTGAAGCGAAACGGGATCAAGCGCACAGGCTTGTCCGAGTACTTGGCGGCATTGACGTAGGAAAAGCCAGGCCGATTTTGGACCACGCCCTGCGGCAAGACCAAAAAGTTCGAGCACTTGGCAAGGCCCGTCTGGTACTTTTGGTCATCCATGCGGCCGTACATGGACTCGGACAACTCTCCGCCGGCAAAGGAGACTTGGATGGCTTTAGTCGTAGACATAGGCGCCTCCCGTCAAATCGCCCGTGTAGTCACCCATCAGCATCGTGACCTGCTTGTGCTGAACGCGCTGTTGGATAACGTCCGCGCCGATCGCTTTTTGGATCTCGTACTCGTAGAGCTTGAGCTGATCCTGCGCCTGGCTGATTCCGCTTGAGCCGGGCATCAACGCCCCCGCCAGAAACGCCGCCAGACGGTGCGTGAGGGCCGACTCGAAGTAGGCCGTAAAGGTCGAAGCGTTGACTTCGCCCGAGACGTACTTGGCCCACATCGAAGGCTGGTTGCTGATCACGCATCGCACGCCGCCGATCTGCTCAATGTTGTACTCGACGGGAAGGTTGCAGTTGTCCTGCGAGTAGGCATCAACGAGGTACAGGCAGTCGGACGGCAAGACAAACGCGTACTTGTCGGTCTCCCCCACGACTTCCGTGGCAGAGCGCGGCAGGGTGCCTCGCTTAATGGAGAAAGAGAACGGGAAGGCTGTCAGGGCTTCCTTCAGGGCCATCGGGTAGAAGCGAGCGCAATGGTCGGCCTGCGCCGAACCCTCGGGCGGATCGATTGAAGAGACGGTGCCGCGGTCACCAAGAAGAACCAAAGCGCGGTTGCAAATGTCGACGACAGTAGCCATCTTTTACCTCATACGAAAACGGGGGCACCAGGCCCCCGCGACACAGGCCGTGGCCTGCGAGATAGAAGGATCACACCCTCTTAGTTTGCGGCATAGTCTTCGATGCCCTTGGCCGACGTGGCCGCGAGCGTAAAGCCCGCTTCCAGGGCCCCGCCCATGCTCGTGCCCGTGGCCACAAGCTTGAGGTAGCGGCCCACGCCCGGCGGCACATCGATGACGGCCTGGGTGCCGACGTCGGAGTTGGCGGCAATAGAAGCGGCGCCCACGGCGGCGAACGTGGCGTTGTCGTCGGAGGCCTGCAGCTCAACCTTCGTGGCGGCCGTGGCCTTCGTCGTGACGGTCACGACAAAGACGCCCGGTCCCTCGGCAATGCCGGCGGCACCGAGGTCGAACGTATCGGAGGACACGCTCGTGCCCGTGAGGGTCATCTTCGTGTAAAGGTTTTCGTCAAAGCGCATGATCGTTTTCCTCCTTACTGAACCTGAGTTTCAGAAGTGCTGATCGCGTCACACACTTCGATGGGAATGCCGAAGAAGCTTGTCTGGAACTGGCCCGCTGCCTGGGTGATCGACAGGCACGAGGCGGACTTATCCAGAGCCGCGAGCTCGAGCACGGTCTTAACGTCGCGAGCGACGTAGATCTTGAGCTTGGAGAGGTACTTGGCTTCGATCATGTTTTTGGCTTTGATCATGGCATTGATCAGGGCGTCGCCCGTGGTGGCCGTGCCCGACAGGGCCACGTTACACACGCGGGCGCAACCGCGCCAGTCATCAAGGATCGTGCCGGCCTGCCACTTGTAGTGCGTGCGGTAAGCCTCAAAGAGCGAGCCGTCTTCTTTGGTGATCGTCACCTGTCCCTTGTCGGACTTGTTCAGGCCAATCTTCGAGCCCTTCGGGTAGATGCCATGGAAGACGTCGTGGCTGATGAAGTAGATGCTCGTGAGGTGGTCGCCCGTGCCGCCGCAGCTGATCACGTTGCGCGAGGAGGCGGGAGCCTTCGCACCGGGCAGGCGGTTGTAGCGGGCCGCGATACCCATGAAGCGCTCGGGGTTCTTGGTGGTGTCACCATAGAACATGGTCTCAGCCATCACCTGCCCCATCGCTTCGATGAAGGGGCGGTCTTCCGAGAGGCGAAACGCAGCCGTGTTGCCGTTCAGATCTGCAATGTCCTTGTCGACCTCGGCGTAGGCTTCCAGGTTGCCGCACGTATCCGTGACCTGAGCGGTCGTGGACTTGGAGGGCTGCACGCCGCCGTAGAGCTTGCGCCACGTCGGCGTGGGCAGGCCCGTGCGAATCGTGTGCAGGTAACCGTCAGCTTTATTGCATTCAACAAAGCCCAAGTCGTTCAGAATGGGCAACTGCTTGTTGAGGATTTCAGCGATCGGAGCGATTCGACCCTCGCCGTCAAGGCGAGAGGCCAAATCAGCAAGCGTCGCGTACTTCGTGGAAGTGAGAACAGCCATTTTTCACCTTGCTGGTTAGGGTTAATAATTAGTTCATGTCCGAATGGTCGTAGAAGTTCTTGAGCACGTCGCGCTGTGCCGCCGTCTCGCCGCGCACGACCACGTCGTCGGAGACGGACTCCTGGATGCGCTTGAACGCGCGGATCACGCCCGGGTGGCAATCCAGGCCAAGCTTGACGAAGAGACTGCGCGTCTCTGGGTCGACGAACTTGGCGAAGGCCTTGCTGGCCGTGGCTTTAGTTGCCGCCCAGTTCGCGCCGCCCATTTCCTTGTCGGCGCGGCCCTGAGCCAAGAATGCCTTGCGCACTTCGCCCAACTGCTCGGCCTGACGGGCCGCGAGAACGGGCGTCATCTTGGCCGTGATGGTGCGGAAGGCCTCTGGCGAAACCTTCAGCTCACGGCACACATCGGCGAGCTGGCCTACGGCCTTCGTATCAAGCTCCATGCCCTCGGGCAATTCGATCCCGTCCGTGGTGTACTCGGCCGCCGCAGGAGCGGCCTGCTGTTCTGGCTCTGCCCCGATGCCGGCTTCATCAGCCTCGGTCTGGGGCGCGGTCTGGGGAGCGGTGCCTTCAGCCGCAGGGGCTTGGGCGGGAGCTTCAACACCGATGCCGTCTTCGACAACTTCAGTTGCCGGCGCTTCGGTGGTTGCGATTTCTTCAGTCACCTATCGGACTCCTTGAAAATTTGGTAGAAGAGTGATTCATCGACGCTTTGCAGGCGGCGTGCGATCGCAAGGCCCGCATCGCGGCGTCCGGAAAGAAGCGCCATCGATGTCGGATCTGTGGAGCTCACCGACTCGAACAAGCCCGTTTGATCGAGGATCCACTTGAGCGCCCTGCGTCCCGTGGTTGTGGATAGGACAGAACGCAGGTCCGCGTCGAGCAGCCCCTCGCGCTTTTTGGCCTCCAAGGCTTCGAGCTTGATGCGCTCCTGTTCGGCGAAGATGCCCTCTTCTTGCGGCAAAGTCTGATCCATGTCTTGCTCCCTGTATGGACACCATTAGTAAGCGGGCTCGGCCAAGGCCTGCTGGAGCCCTTGTGAGTCGGCTGCGGATCCCACGTCCTTCATCACCTTGGCGGCCTCGGCAAACTGCTGTTGCTGAGCCAAGGCCTGCTGTTGCTCGGCGCGAGTCTGACGAATAAGGGCAAGCTTTTGGCCGGCCACAATGAGCGAGGGCGGCACGCCATTCATATCCGCCAGCTCATCGATCACAGCGTCGGTGTCGAGTTTGTCGAGAGCCGTCGGATTCATCTGCGCCAGAGCGCCAATCTGCGTGACCGCATTGACGATGCCCTGCATGCTGGCGTTCTTCTGTTGCTTGGCCAAGACGCTGATGTACTCGACGCTGAGGTTGCGATTGAGCAGTTCCTCTGGTGGGTTCGGGGGAAGCTCGTCGTTTTCGACCATCAAGTTGAAGGTCGTGCTGACAAGCGGATCGAGCAACTCGGAGTGCAGGCGCTCGAGCACGGGACCAAGGAGCAAGACCTTTTCTTGCTCGAGAGCCTGCACTTCCGTGGCCGTACGCTGATCGCCCGCGCTGGCGGCGATCATCTGGAAAACGTTCGCAAAGAAGTAACGCTGAATCTCCTGCTTGCGGGCCATGATGAGGGCCTGCACGGCATTGGCGTCGCCCGCAGGCTCCCAGGCCACGCGCAGCGCAGGCTGGTCCTGCGTCGTGATGGGGATAAGTCCCCCGGGCCGAAACTCGGAGAGCGTGCCCTTGTATGAGGCGGGGTAGCTGCGCGGCGGGTTCGTCTGGTAATCCACGAGCGTGGCGAGGCGGCTTTGCAGTCGCTGCAGAGACTTGCTCGCCGACAGGGCCCGAGCGCCGGGGCCGCGGCCGTACACCGAAGGACCGCACGTCATCCACCGCGGGCACATGACGGGGAAGGTATCAAAGCCCGACTCAGAGAGGAGCGAATCGTCCTGTCCCTCTTCGAAGTAGATCGACTTGAATGGCTTGTTGAGCTTGTCGCGCTTGGCCTCGTCGCGGTCCCATCGCGGCTCAATGGCGTGGACGATATCAAAGCGCTTGAACGGGTCGGTCTCGTAGGCGGACTTGACCTGGGAAGAAACCTCGTCCAGCCCCCACTGCTGTACGATCTGCTTGGCGGTCATGCGAAACCTGCGGTACATCGTGTCGACTGTACCGTACGGGTCGGCACTGAGCCAGTACTCGCCGACGGTCAGGTTCTGCAAGGCAAGCAAGCGGCTCGGGTGCGGCTTGATAATGGTGCAGGCCTGCCCGAAAGCGGCAAGCTCAACGTAGGACTGATGGAGCGCGTTGTACGCTTCGGCCTTGGCAAAGCGCAGAAGCATTCGGTGCTCGAGCTCCGCGAGGTACTCCTTGACGCCCGGCACTTTGTCGAGGTCGGGGTCCATCGTCGTGAGCTTGAGCCACGGGCGAGAGGGCGAGGAGACGCCGCTGAGCAACCCCGCTGCCAGAATGTCGGCGCAGCACGTTGCCTCGGCGTCATAGAGCCGCGCGTAGCGTTTGCCGCCTTCGGTCTGCTCTTCGCCGGGGAAGACTCCGAGATCGGGCACGACATAATCGCGGATGTCTTGCCATAACGGCTCCCATTGGCTCCGCTGGTCCTTGAGCTCCTGGAAGCGCTGGCGTACGCTTTTGGGATCCGTCACGGGCATGGTTACAGGCCTCCGCCCAGAAGACTATTGCCCTTGCCCAGCTTTGTCGGGTCAATAGGCGCGCCCGCGGTGCCCGTCAGGGACGTGCTCCCCATGCCGCTGGACGTGTTGGCCTGCAACAGCGAATCGATGTCGGGCTTGCGCTGGTTCGCTTTATTGCGGGTCTGCTCTTCCTGCTGCGCCGTCTGGCGCTGAAGCTCGAGCTGCTTTTCCGCGAGCTCCTTCTGATCCCGAGACTCCTTCATGCCCAAAAGACTTTCGACCGTGCCAAGAAGGCCGCCCGTGATGGCTCCAAAAACGCTGCTACCCATGACGCAATTTCCTAAAGTAGGTTACCTGTTTTTCGAAATGCTCACGCCGCGCCAAGGCGGCATCAAGCGGTGAATCCTCATCCGTCTGCCATTGGAAAGTGGTTGCGCCCCGCTCGTAGGCCAGGCGCTCGGCCCGGATGAAGAGTCGGCCGCCGACGCCCGTCGGACGCCAAGGTTTGGACACGAAAAGCGTGTCGTTCGTGGCGATCCACTCGTCCGTGTGCATGTGCCGCAGGATGAGAACGCACACAAGGCCAACGGGCTCGGCACCTACCTTGGCCACAATGCAGAAAGACGGCGTGCCCGCGAGGGACCGATAGAACTCTTCCTGCAGCTTGAGCTTGGTGCCGCGCATGCCCGACTCCGCAAAGTTCTCTTCAATGAGCTCACGACAGGAGCGCGTCGCTTCCAATGGCGAAATGACTTCGAATTTCATGAGCGCATCCTCCCATGGTTTGCGTCTCGTCTATGGACACTATCGACGCCAAGCGCGGTCAAACTCGTCGTCCGCGTCCCAGTCCTGATGACGATCACCGTAGATCTGGCGCTCGAGGTTGCGATCGATGGCGGGGCGCACGGGGGCGGCGAAGGTCAGGCAAAGAGCGTCGGCAAGGTCAGGTGAGCGTCCGATGCGCTCTTTGAGCTTTTCCTTTGGCTCGAGAATCTTCTTGCCTGCGGGGGTGTAGCCATACGTTGGCGCGCAAAGGTCTGCCTGCAACTGCACGCTCGAAGGAATCGCGCCTCCTGATCGGAGCCACTCGCGGACACCCCACCACATCTCCATCCGGCGGTTGTGATGCTGAGGGTCCACGGCCTGGCCGCCGAAGGGCACCTCAGTAACGTCCATCCCGAGATGGTGAAGGCGGTCGATAACACCGGCACCGGCACCCGCATCGATGAAAACAGCGTCAGGCTGGAAAGCCATCATCTCGATTGCCACGCGGTCGGCCACGGCCTGCGTGTCGAACTTGCGGACGACGATAGGCTCAAAGGCCGCAAGTCCCTGGCGCTTAAAGATGACGCTTGCGTCGTCGCCAAAGCGAGCCACGTCCACACCCATGATGCGCGGCGCGAAGGCGTAGTCCTTTTCTTCGTAGTGTCGACCGGCTGCAGCGCGCACGTCGTCGATGCTGATGAGTGCGTTGTTCGCCGCGGCGTTGAAGTCGCACAGGAATTCCTGCCTGAACTCGTTCTCGCTCATTTCCTGCCGCAGGGCCTCAAGCTCCTTGTCGGGTATCACGTGCGTCTGCTCGACGCTGTAGAGCATGGACACCCACTCTGGATCACCTTTTCCCATGAGCTCGAGCGCCTTGTCGTACGTCTGGGAGAAGAGGTTGACGCCCTTGGGTGTGCCGATAAAGACGGCCCAGCCCCCACGGTCTGCAAGGGCCGGGCGGAGAATCTCTCCCCAAACTTCGGGCTTCATCTGAGCCACCTCATCGAGCACGACGCCGTCGAAGTACAGGCCGCGCAGCGCGTCGGGGTTGTCGGCGCCGAAGATGCGGATGGTCACACCGTTGGGCAGAACGATACTGAGTTCGCCCTCGTTGACCTTGAGCCCTGGGATAGGGGCCGTGTAGTGCTTGAGGTACGCCCAGGCGATGGCCTTGGCCTGAATGCGAAATGGCGCAAGGTAGGCGTAAAAGCCGCGCTCCTTGCCGTCGACGATGGCGCGCTTGATCATGTGGTTGACCGCCAGAACCGTTTTGCCCATGCGTCGATGCGCCACCAGCACGGCAAAGCGGTGCGTCTCGAGCTGGCGGTGGATTTCGTCCTGCGGAAATCTAGGCTGGTACGGGATTACGATCTCTGTCATTCGTCTGTCTTCTCGCCCCACTTGAAGGTGACATCGCCCGACAGCGCTTTGGTGACCATCTCGACGGGCTTCTCGCCGATGGTGTCGCGAATGGCCGAGAAAGCCTTGGTGTCCCCGTCCAGAGCCGTGCCGATCATGGCGGCCACGATGGCCTCGGCGTTTGTGCAGCCAAGCTGCTCATTGCGGGCCGCAAGGGCCACGTTAAAGAGCTCCCTGAAGGTCTTGCGCTCACGGCGAGTCTTGCCCGAGGCGATGCCGCCTTTCTTGCCCAAGGCCCTTGCTTCTTCCTTGCTTCGCTCCCGCATCGTCACCAAGTTTTCAGAGCCCGGGCGGGCGGGCTTTTTCTCGCTGTCAGTCATCGCTTCACCCTCTTATATCGTGCTGGCAATTTGCCGCGGATGATCCCCGCGCACAGGGCCCACACCGTGGACTTCGGCATGTCCATAATCCGCGCGATTTCTCGTATCGCGCAGCCCTCTTCGCGCAGGGCCAGGACCTGGTCGACCTCGTGGTCGGTCCAGCGCGCGAAGATCGAATCCTCGCCGATGCGCACGCCTCTGTCGCTAATAGCCACAATTCGAGTCCCCGCGCCTGAAGTGATTCGGGCACATTTCTCGGGTCTTCGCAATGGCGTCCTCGATGAGCTTCTTTCGCTCGACGCTGTCCTCCGGGAGCTCGGCGGCCGCTCGAGCTGCTCGAACAAGGAGAGCTGTTGCCATTGGTGGTAGAAAGCTCGAAACGAACTCTTTGGGTTCGAAGACATCCTTTTCTCCCTGGTTCTTAGTAGGCCTGGACATCCCAGCCTCCTCCTGATTTCTTGGTTTTCGGATAAACGACCTTCACAGGGAAGGGATACTGCGTCGCGCACGCCTTGACCTTGACCTTTGCGTCATCGGCAAAGATCGCGGGGCTGCCCTTTACCTCGTGCAGCTCGAGCGTGCCGTCGGGCATCAGCACCATGAAGTCGGGCGTGTACCAGCACGCGTCCTGGGCGATTCTCACCTTGAGGCTTTCGAACCACCAGGCCTGAATGCGCCCCGCGTGCTTTTCGCCTTCAAGCCAAACGCTGTAGGACTTCTCGGTGCGGTTCATGGTGCCGGCCTTCAAGCGGCCACGCGCCATGAGTTTTTTCTGTGCGGCCAAGCCTTCAGCGAACATGCCCGCCTCCCTTGCGCTGAGCTTCAAGATTTCGTAAGCGCTCCTTGCGGCCCTCGAGGTAGCCGAGCATGAAGGACTGCCACAAAGGGCTTGAGCGCCCGCCCATTGACGGCGCGAACTGGCTCGGGCATGCATCCTCCAGGCCCGCGTGCCGGCCCGTTCGGTACGCGTCCCTCTCGCGCTGATCACTCTTCTGCGTCATCGCCGGCCTCCTCCCGTTGCGTCTGGATCTGGTCGCGCACCTTGACGGCCAGGGCCGTGTGTCCCGAGGACTCCATGACCGCGAGCAGCGTGACGATTTCGTCACCGGACAAATCCACTTTGAAAACCATATTTCCTCCCTTGGTCCCCCGTGAGATGATTGAAGTGTTCTCGCCAGAACGCTCATCAACCACCCCACGGAGGAAATCCTGTGATTGAAACGATCTTTTCCGGCGTCACCGCCGCCTCGGCAACCGTCGCCGCCATAGCAGCCATGATTAGCGCTTGGTTTGGATACCTGAACCGAATTCCGAAGCTCACGATGAAGCCCCTGAGCTACTATCACGCCGCCGGCTCTGGCAGTGCTCAGGTAAGCTTCACGTTTGAAAGCTCGAGACCTGTCTACGTCAGGAGCATCACCTGCCACGGCAGGCAGATTGCCGCCGGGCTGAAAGAGGCCAAGGCCGAGTCGGTCGTTCTTGGCGTGTCCACGGACCGGCACCCGGGAGTGCGGCATGACTTTTGGATTAGCCCCCTGCCCAAAGACGGTGAGCCTTTGACCTTCACGGTTGACACAGGCAATCGTTTCTTCAAACACAAATTCACCTTTTGGGCGAACGACTTCAGCGCCTCTGGTTGTCCTGACCGAGGACGCTGGCCCGTCTGATCAGCTCCTGCGTCCTGGCGATTTCGCCCTCGATACGCTCGAGCACCTTGAACACGAAGAAGATGCTCACGGAGACGAAAATCAGAGCGACGGAAATGGCCGTCAGAGTGAAGTTCAGGATCATGTCGCTCATACCGCCACCCCGAAAACGTCCGCCGAGAGCGGTTTGCGCCGGCTCTCTCCGGAGAACTGTTGCGGAACGCACTTGCCCTTTATGCGGTCGACGAGGCGCTCACCGATCACAGGCGCAAGCTGCTTCGGCTTGAGATTGGACAGGAAGATGGTCGGGCGGTTCTCTGACAGCCGCGCGTCGATCACCTCGAAGAGCAGCGCCTGCTCGTTGGCGGTGCCAGACTGCACGCCGAGCTCATCGATCACGAGAAGGTCAAGGTCGACGTACCGGCGAACGGCGGCATAGGAAGACGTCTCGGAGTCCGGGCGCCACTGCGCGCGGATGTAGCCGATTAAGTCCGACACGCGCGTGTAGAGGCCCGTGACGCCCTGGGGGATAAGCTCCTTTAGGATCGAAACCGCCAGATGACTCTTGCCCGTGCCGGGGTTTCCGAAGAAAAGAAGGCCGTAGCCGCCTGCCCTGGCTTTGTCCCAACCCGAGACGAAACGCTTGCACAGGTCCAGCGCCTGCTTGAGCTCGTCGGTGTCGGCATCGAAAGTCTCGAAGGACTTTTCGGCAAAGTCTTCGGGGATGCAGGCTCGTCCGAGAGACTCCTCGATGCGTCGCAGTTCGCGCTCAGCTTCCATCTGCGCCAGCTCAGCCGACTGCACCTTTGCTCTCTCCTGCTCGAGAATGCGGCGACACTCCGGGCAGTAGCCGTCGCTTTGCTTTTGGCCTTTGGCAAAGACGACTCGCGCCAGGTACGGGCCGTGAAGCGGACAGCTGCGCTGCTCGTCGTGCCAGTGCAAGCCGCCGAACTCCTTGCAGTTGAGGATTGTGCCGAGCGGCATGCCGAGCGGCATCGGTTCGGCTTCGTCAAAAAATTCGTTTTCGAGTTTCATCAGATCCCCCAGTCGATGCTTCCATCGGGTTTCTTCGCATCGGCGTAGTAGTCCTCGTCGAAGCGAATGTGCGTGTTCTTGTGGTCAGGTACGGTCGTCTTGCTCTGAGAGCTCTCCGGATACTCTCTGCCGATCCAGCCGAGGAAAATTTTTCGCCAGTTGCCGACGGTTTTCTTCGTCGTGGTCGGCGCATAGCGACCGCGGAGCTTGAGGAACACGCGCTCAGGCGTGATGTCCCGGCGGATGCTCAGAGCCGCTGTACGCCATTCGGCTGGCAGTTCGTCAGGGAATGGAACGGTCGGCTCTCTTTTCGATTTTTTCGCTTCTTTTTCTACTTTTTCTTGAGCAGCTACTACTACTGGTTCTTGGTTATTGGTTATTGGTTCTTGGTTATTGGTTAGGCATGGTTTCGCATGCGCTTCGGATACGTTCGCATGCGATTCGCATGCGTTCGCAGACAATTCGGATGCGACTCGCTTCTTTGACCAGCGTTTTTTTGCGTTTTCGGCGTTGATCGAACCCCTATCTTTGAAGCTAGCAAGCTCTTCATCGAACTCATGACAGACATAAAAACCGTCTTTTTCAGTGAAAAAACGCTTCAAAACGATGCGAAGACTCGATTCGCACTCCAGTGGCATTAAGTTCGCAATGCGATCGCATGCGATTCGCATGCCACTCGCAAAATATTCGTCTTTCAAGATCACATAGATGCCGATCTGCTCGGGCGTCAGGAAACGCGTCTTCGCCGCGAATTCGCCAATGTTGTGCGTGTAATAGTGCATCTCAGACCTCTGCCGCCCGCGCCTTGACGCGCAGTGCCTGCCTGTACGCGGACCAATCTTCTGTCGGGAGCAACTCTTCAGGGGTTACAGCACGGCCTGTCGCAAGCGAAATTTCAATCGCCTGTCTGGGCGACGGGAGCCTTTTCCCGAGCTTGATCTCAGAAATTCTCGACGGGTCACATCCAAGCACACGAGCAAGTCGCGCCTGCTCTCCCGCCGGGCAATTATCGATGTAATTTGTAAGTTTCATAGCGACCTACACTATATCTCAATAGCGCAATCATAGCACAGCAAGCAATTGTTTTGTAGCACGATTAGCATAAAATGGACAACGGATCACTGCTGGAGACTCCAATGCCTACAATCGATGAAATCCGACGCGCAAATTTGCTCATTCAGTTGAGCAAACACCCCTCAATCGCCGAGTTCAACGCAGCCCTTGGGCGGAAAAGAAACGATCCAACAGTGGCCCTCATAAAGAACCGGCAGCCAAATAGAGGCAAACCCAGGGTGATGGGAGCCAAAATCGCAAGAAAGATAGAAGAGAGTTTGGGGTTGCCCGCCGGTTGGATGGACGAGGACCACTCAGAACAGCCCGCCGAATTTAAATACATCGATGACGCCGGACTATTCCGAGTGAAGACAATTGCGTTGCAGGGGAGTGTGGCGACGATAGCGGATCCGATCAATTTAGATAAATCTATTTTTAGAAAGTATTTCCCAGGGGCGAAAGCAGAAGATTACGCGGCGGCTGCCGTGCAGGACGATTCGATGGCCCCTACGATAAAACAAGGCGATAGAGTACTCATTGAAACAAGCAACCCGGGGTTTTCAAAAGACGGTTGCTATTGCTTGCTTGCGGCAGGCCGCTACCTTTTGCGCAGGCTGACAATGCGCCTTGACGGAGTTTTGATGGTGAGTGCGGATGGGCATCCTACCGAGACGGCTCAGCCACTGGAGTCGTACTCCGGAGTTCGAATCGTCGGACGAATTGTCTATCTTTGGACAGGCAGACTCATGTGACTCTCTCCTGATCGAACAAACCGCCGAAAGGCGGTTTTTTTGTGCCCAAAACTTTTGATCGATATCAAACATTGCACGCTGTGCATTTTTTTATATTGCGCAGAGTAGCACGCCGTGCTATAGTTCGCTCATATCAGAAAGCGCTACGAAATAGCGCAAAGAGATATAAACGGCCACGATCCGGGGGCGGCACCCCGGGGAGCCCGAAAGTTCTTCCCTGTGGCTACCGAGGGGCAAATCGGAAGCCAGAACGCACCGCGAGGAGCGGGGCGCACTCTCAGCGGGGAGCCGATCCCTGAAGCGTGAAAAAGAGTCCACTTGACTGCGACGCTGAGACGACTGTGGAAAAGGCCAATTTCAGCCCTTGGCGACGAGGGCTGATGTGGGTTTTTTCAAGGAGCAAATCATGCTGAATATCACCGAAGTGACCACCAAGATCGACCAGTCGGACCTCACCGAAGAAGCCAAGCGCATCCTCATCGATGTCGTCGAAGGCTGCACCGAGGCGAACGGCGAGCGCGCCGATCGTGGCGACGTGCTCGACGCGCTGTGCGACGGCGCGTATCTCGAGCAAATTGGCGCTGACGATCAGGCCGCCGTCGAGCAGGCCTACACCTTCGCGCAATCTCTTTGACTGTCTCCCGTTCGGGCTTCGGCCCGTCGGGCTTTGCTGTGGGGCCGCCTTCGTGGGCCCCTTTCTTTCGGAGTTTCCCATGAAAATCGTTGCTATGCCGGACTGGTGGTACGAGCCGGACGAAGACAGACGCTCATCGCGCGAGCTGGCCGAGTGCCGCGAGATAGCGGAGGGTCGCATCGCAGACCTGATCGAAGGCGGCGCTTTCGACAGCCTCGACGAAGACCATGCCTACGAGCTCATCGAGAGCGTGTGCCGCGACGCCAAAGTCGGCGACGACGACACATGGCGCGTCGGGGAAGACTTTTTCGAGACCGACTGGCCGCGGATTGAAGAGGCGCGCCGCAAGGCAAAGGAGGCTTGAGATGAAAAAAGTTGTTGTCGATTGGGAAGAGACGCCGCTTTTTATCGACGGCGAGCCTCGGTTTTATCTTCGCACCCTCGACGGCTCGACGGTTGAGGCGTGCTTTCAGCGCTACGGCGGCATGTACTCGGCCGTCATGGGCATCCCGCTCGATCGCGTTGAGGACAGCATCTTGGAAATCCGGCGCGAGCTTGACCCGCGAGGCGTAAAGGCTGATCTGTCTTATACGCCGATTAGATGGAATTTCTACGGCGGCCTAACGGTAGACAACCTCAACGCGTACGTGAACGTGAGCGCGTCGAGATCCGACGCTGAGGAGCTGGTGAGGTACCTCACCCGATTCGTTGCCACGGTGAGGGAGGCAAAGCATGCGAAAGCTGCCTGACTGGCTCAAAACGCCAGACCGTCACGGCGACACGCCGTTGACCATGGCCGCCTTCGTGGCGGTTTTTTTATGGATGCTGGCTGTGCTCATGCACATGCCCGGCTACTAGGAGACACATATGAACACGCGACTTGGAGTCCTGCTCCTCAGGTGCAGGTGGGCAATGGGCGAAAAGGCCGCTCTGAAGAAAGCCGTCTCCCTGGTCGAGAAAGGCCAGAAAGAAAAGGCGAAAGAAGAGCTCGTCAAGCTCGATGATGCGC